TGACCGTCCCCGCCCCCTTCTGGGACTGCTGGAAGCAGAACAAGCCCGCGCTGCAGGCCGCCGGCATCTCCCCCAAGCGCCAGCCGAACGGCGCGTGGATTGTTAACTGGTGGGCATCGCTGGACCCCGTCGCCGCCAAAGCCGAACAGGCGCGCCGGTCCGTGGTGGCCGAGGCATCCCGCGCGACCGATGCGAACGTCGAATTTCCCCGTCCCGCCGGGCTGAACTACCTGCCTTACCAAAAGGCCGGCGTGGCGTTCGGGCTGGACTGCTGGAGCGCCAAGCGCGGCGTGCTCATTGGCGACGAGATGGGCCTGGGCAAAACTATCCAGGCCATTGGGCTGATAAACGCCACGCCCGACATCAAGTCCGTCGTCATCGTCTGCCCAAACACGCTCAAAATTAACTGGTCACGCGAGCTGAAGCGGTGGCTAACGCGCCCAATGTCGGTCGAGGTGCAGTATGCCAACAAGCCCTTTTCCCGGGCAGACATCGTCATCGTCAATTACGATATCGCGCACAAGTTCCTGCCGGCGTTTGCTGACCGGGACTGGGACCTCCGCATTTGCGACGAGAGCCAATACATCAAGAACCCCAAGGCGCGCCGCACGAAGTCCACGCTCGCCATTCGCGCCGCCCGCAAGGTCGCGCTCACCGGCACGCCCATCGAAAACCGCCCCATCGAGCTCTGGCCGGTCCTGAACGACCTGGACCCCGTCGCGTGGCCCAAGGCGAACTTTTTTCAATACGCGCGCCGCTACTGCGCCGCCAAGCAGAACGGTTTCGGCTGGGACTTTTCCGGGCACTCGAACGAGGCCGAGCTGCAGCATAAGCTGCGGTCCTCCATCATGGTCCGCCGCCTGAAAAAGGACGTGCTCAAGGAGCTGCCGCCGAAACAGCGTCAGGTCATCGAGCTGGACGCCGCCGGCTGCAAGGAGCTGCTCGAGCTGGAAGCGCATATGGTCGAGGAGCGCGAAGCGGTGCTGACCGAGCTGCGCGCCCGCGTTGAGCTCGCACGCGCCGGCGAGAGCCGCGAAGAATACGCGGACGCGGTGCACGCGTTGCGCCGTGGGCAGGGCGCTGCGTTCGAGGACATGGCCGAGCTCCGGCACAAGGTCGCCGCCGCCAAGCTGCCGCAGTGTCTGGCGTTCATCGAGGACGCGATGGAATCGGGCAAGGTGCTTGTGTTCGCGCATCACCTGGACATCGTCGCCGGCATCGTGGCGAAGTTCCCGCAAGCGGCGGTCATCACGGGCAACACGCCCGCGGCGAAGCGCATGGAACAAGTGGACCGCTTCCAGACCGACAGCGAGTGCAATATTTTCGTGGGCAACCTCGCGGCTGCCGAGGGGCTGACGCTGACCGCCGGCACGCATGTAATTTTCGTCGAGCTGCAGTGGGTCCCGGGCAAGCATGCGCAAATGGAAGACCGCGCGCACCGCATCGGCCAAAAGGACAGCGTGCTGTGCAGCTACTTGGTTTTGGAGGGCTCGCTTGACGCGCACATGTCCCGCACCATCGTGGAAAAACTGAACGTCATCGACGCCTGCCTGGACAAAATCACGGACTGGTCCGAGGCCGAAGTGGAAGAGGTCGAGCCTGTGACGAAAGTCCGCCTAACGTTCGAGCGCGTTGCTGCGGAGGCCAAGCTGGTGAGCGACCGTTGCATGGAGCTGGTCCATCAGGGCATGAAGATGCTGGCCGGCGTGTGCGACGGCGCGTGCAAGCTCGACGACGTCGGGTTTTCCGCGGTCGACGTTCAAATCGGACACGCGCTCGCGCACCGCGCGACCATCACCCAAAAACAGGCCGCGCTCGGCTGGAGAATCCTTTGCAAATATCACCGCCAGCTGGGTTCGGCGTTCATCGCCGAGCTGAAAGCGGCAGCGGCCACGAAGGAATAACATGAAAAATTCTGTTTACGCCATCTGTCTGAAAATTCGCGCGGTGCAACCGGAGCACGTCCGGCTCCGCACCGGGCGTCGTTCGCAACCGCTGGTTTCATTGGAAATGTATGACCACGCTTTAACCGCGGCGAAAATCTCGGCAACCTACGGCACGACCGGCTGGTTCCCGTCGGACCGTTAAAACAAACATGAACGACAAAGGAAAAATGAAAAAATCTGAACTGGAAAAAGCGCTGGACGCGCGCTTCGCGGAAATGAATTTCCCCGAACCCTCGAACCCTGACATCCCCATCGTCCTGCGGCTGCACATCGCCGGCTGCCTCGCGCGCTTTTACAACGGCGCGCTGCTCATTGTGGACCGCCGCGAGGACAAGCTGAAGATATACACGCGCCCATGAAAACCCTTTGCCAAATAGGTATCGCCGTCCTGGGCGTCACCGCCATCTTTTTGAGTCGGGACAAGCGCCCCAAATGGCGCCGCTGGTCGTCCGTCCTGGGGCTGTGCAGTCAACCGTTTTGGTTCGCCCTGACATACCACGACAGGCAATGGGGGGTTTTCTTCCTGTGCTTCCTGTATACGTGGTGTTGGTTCCGCGGCTTCAAAGCAAACTGGCTTGACAAATCGGAAAAAGTCCACACTGGTAAGAGTGAATGAGCAACAACGTAATGGTCGGAGAGTTTTTGGTCGATGGCGCGCCGTGCACCGTCGAGGTCCCCTGCAACGCGGTCGGCGCCGCCGCCAAGGAGGTTTATAATGACCTGCTCCGCGAGGTCAAGAAACTGCATCCGGACGCGCAGACCGTGCGGCGTGTGGGCAGCAAAATCGAGAAGCGCAGCCGCGCGCTCATTCGCCTGACGAACGGGCAGACCGTCCGCCAGCTGTTCCCGCAGAACGGCGACGAAAAGTCCCTGGTGCTCGACGTCGGGCAAGTGTTCTTCCACGGGGCCGCGTGCACCATCGTGCTGCGGTTCAGCCGGGCGCAAGACCGCGTGCACATCACCTTGCGCGACCGCCTCCGCGGCACGCCGGTCAACCTGACGGGCGGCTTCATCCTGGGCGGCGCCCTAGCATCGAACCTCGCGCAGTCCATCACCACGTTGCTGGGCTCCACCGCCCGCGAGCTGAAACTGAGAATCGAATGAAATTCTGTGCGAATAGCCTTTGCGCGTTCCACACCGAGGCCGGGGACAACAACTGCCTGGACTGGGACATCGGCCACAAGCGCGTGCAGGTCCGCCAGCTGACGATTGTGGACGACGCCACGGGGTGCCGCCTCGCGCTGTGCGAGGTGTGCGCTAACGCCGTGGCGATAGCCAACGAACTAGGCAAGGGCGCCACGAGCGCCGCTGCCACGGAGACAAGCCAGAACGAACCGAACGCATGAATACCGAAGAACGAACCCAAGCGCGCCTGGGGGCCATTACGCGCCAGCAACGCCGGGCCACCGAACGCCACGCAACCAAACGACCGCCGGCCTTGCTGCTCCCGTCGCACTTCACCGAGACATCTTTCCTTGCCCGGCTCGAGGGGCGGTCTATCGCCTACCTGAACCGGCAAGAAAGTCGCCTCACGCGGCTGCTGGCAAATTGTGCGCGTCTCATTTCGGAACATGGCGGGGTGGGGTCCGTAGTCGACCAGATGGTCAGCCCGGACGCCCGCGTGTGGCAGCGCCAACTCGTTCTCATTCAAGGGGTTATCGCGAAACGCACCAAAACCCCCGCCCGACGGGATGCCCGGCCCCTGCGGCCCCTGCGGCTCCAACGAAAATTCAAAGCGTAAATTGGAATCGTTTCCAGCTGAAATTTTTTTCCATGAATCCAGACTTTTATGCCGAGCTGCGAAAACTCGTTTTGGACGCCCGTGTGCGCAACCAGCTTGAGCGGCTGCTCGCTGCGGCGCAATGCGTCGCTCGCTACCGCAAGGTGGACCCGCTCGAACGCCCCCATGTGCACCAGCCAAATTCCGACAATGACATCACCGGACCGACATGCTAATGAAAAACCTATCCGACCGAAAACTTCCGCAAACGTTTGCGGAGCTCCACGAAGCCATCCTCAAAGCGAAGGCGGAATATGGCGGCGCGCCGCTCACAACGACTGGGCCGACACCGAGTGGTTCCGAACCTGGGAAAGACTCGCTGGATGTTCCCCCGAAGGTCGGCCCAATGCGTATCTACATCCTCGGCCCAATGCGAGGCATTGACCAATACAACTTCCCGGCCTTTTACGAGATGGCCGAAAACCTCCGCAACGCCGGCTATGAGGCGGTGAACCCCGCGGAGCTGGACCGCCAGGACGGTTTCAAAATCGAGTCGCTGCCCAAAGACCACGACTTCACGAAATACCCCGAGGGCATGAACGCCGAGGACGTGGTGCGCCGGGACCTCAAGGCCATCATGGGCTGCGCCGGCTACGTCGCGCTTCCTGGCTACGAGAAGTCCAAGGGCGCGACCGCGGAGAAATCCGTTTTCGACTGGCGCTGCGCGATGCGTTTGGGATACGCGGGCGGATGCTTCACGCCAATCCCGAATGACACCAAGCCGGCGCAAGCCGTGGACGAGACAAACCCGAAGGACCTGTTGGGGCTGAAGAAAGCGCCCATTCGCCTTGTGCCCTGGGTGTCAGTCATCGCGCTTGCGCGTGTGATGAAACTGGGAGCGAATAAATACGGGGAGAAAAACTGGAGACAGAAAAAGCCCCGTGCCTCAGTCTATTTTGAGGCGGCGCTTCGGCATCTCCTTGCCTATGATGATGGACAAGATACTGACCCAGAATCGGGTGAATCACATTTGGCACATGTCATGGCGAACATGGCAATTTTGCTGGACGCAAAATCCTGCAACTGCCTGCTCGACGACCGCACCCCAACCGGCGAAGTAATCAAGGCTCTCGATGCCTGTAAGTAAGCGAGCACTGAAGGCGCGCCAGTGGAGGGCGCGCAACCCCGAACGCGCGGCGTTATGACCACAACCACAAAT